GCCTGAGAAAATTGGCGGCATTTACTGTGTTCACTTCACAGACCAAGTTTGCTTAAAGGAAAACCATGCCATTAGTACAAACAAGGGGTGCGGCATCTGCTCAAGGCTTTGGTGAGTTTGCACAAGCTATTGCTGTTAACTACATTGAGGAAGTGTTTAGCACATATCTTTACACAGGTAATGACACATCACAAACCATCACCAATGGCATTGACTTGTCAACCAAAGGTGGTTTGGTCTGGATTAAGAGTAGGGCAGGTACTTATGTTCGTGAGCACTATTTATACGACACAGCCAGAGGGACAATTTTAAGTTTAAGTACTGACACCAATGCTGCAAACGTAAATAACTCGCCAAATGGTGTTTCCGCTTACAACACAACAGGATTCAACATTGTTGGTTCTGGTGGCTCTGGTGGAAACGGCACAGGTACAACCTATTGCTCATGGACATTCCGAGAGCAACCAAAGTTTTTTGATGTTGTAACGTGGACAGGGACAGGTTCTAACACAACTATTGCCCACAGCCTTGGCTCAGTGCCCGGCAGTATTATTGTCAAGCGCACAGACACAACAGCGGCTTGGGCTGTTTATCATCGTAGCCTTGCCAATACGCAATACCTTGTTCTCAACACTACAGCCGCCGCCGCCACAGGTGCAACTTGGTGGAACAGCACAACACCCACATCCGCAGTCTTTAGCGTAGGCACTGACGCAAGTGTTAACGCATCTGGTGGCACTTACGTGGCGTATATCTTCGCCCATGACGCAGGAGGCTTTGGCCTTACTGGTACAGACAATGTGATTTCGTGTGGGACTTTTACTACTAGTGCTGGTGGAGCGGCTACTGTAACGCTTGGTTACGAGCCTCAATGGATGTTGCTAAAACAATCTTCAGGAACTGCCGCATCGTGGACTATTGTTGACTCAATGCGGGGGTTTGTGTCTGGGCCAGCTACAACAACTAGTGACGATGCAACATTAAATCCAAATAACGCAAACGCTGAAGGTATAAATAATGTAGGCAGACCAACAGCCACTGGTTTTGAATATGGTGGAAGTGTTGCAAGTCAAACTTTTATCTACATCGCCATACGCCGTGGCCCGATGAAAGTGCCTACTGTGGGGACTAGTGTGTACGCAATTGATACTTTAGGCGGCACTCTTCCAAATCCTCCCGGATTTAATGGTGTATTAGTTGATTTTGCTTGGAAAAAAATCAGAACTGGAGCATCGGAGGATTGGTTTGCACAATCACGATTAACAGGCACTAATGAATTTAAGTTAAACGCTACTGATGCAGCTACTGATGCAGCCGATATAACATTTGATTTTCAAGATGGTTGGAATACTTCTGCATCTTCATTATCAACGCAGCTTTCATGGATGTTTAGACGTGCCCCAAGCTTCATGGATGTGGTTTGCTATACAGGGAATGATACGAGCAACAGTCAGACGCATAACTTAACAGCGCCCCCTGAATTGGTAATAATTAAACGTAGAAATGCCGCAAACAATTGGGTTACTTTATACGGGTTTAGTGTTTCTACTTACAATTACTTTCTTCCCGGCCCAAACGGAACGGCCGCATCTAATAGTGGTGCGTATGGCAGTGGTGCGTTCTTGGACTCACAACCAACCGCAACGCAACTGCCGATTACTTCATCAGCTTCTCAAACAAACGCTATTACGGGAACCTACATAGCCTTTCTATTTGCAACGTGTGCGGGTGTTAGCAAAGTAGGTTCATACACTGGTACTGGCGCACTTCAAACTATTGATTGTGGATTTACATCAGGTGTAAGATTTGTTTTAATAAAGCGTACAGATACCACAGGTGATTGGTGGACATACAATTCATTTCGTGGAATTACATCAGGAAATGATCCATATATGTTAGTAAATAGCACAGCCGCTGAAGTTACAACTACAAACTACGTAGACACAACCGCAGTAGGCTTCCAAGTTACAGCCGCCGCGCCAGCAGGTTTAAACGCATCTGGTGGAACATACATCTTCTTGGCTATCGCATAAGGAATCATCATGCAAATACGAACACAAACAGGCGCAGTCATGTACGAAGCAGAGTTTCGTGCGTATCAACAAGCCAATGGTGGCCCGTCATGGGAAACAACAACAACTGAAGTCTTAACTGCTTTGGGTGCTGATGTAGTCTTTGAAGGCGCACAAGCCACTGGCGGTACTGTTTACCAATACTCTCAAGCCTCTGGTGTTGAGCAGATTGATGGCAAGTGGTATACCAAGTATGTGCTTGGCCCTGTCTTTACAGATACTACAGATGAGGGTGTAACTACCACAGCCGCAGAGCATGAGACTGCTTACAAGGCTACTAAAGATACTGAACAGGCTAAGAGTGTTCGTCAGACCCGTGATGACAAACTCAAAGAATGCGATTGGATCGTTATCAAGAACTTGGAATCCAATGCTAACATTCCCGGTGCGTGGGAGGTTTACCGCCAAGCATTGCGAGACATCCCAGCGCAGTCTGGCTTCCCTTGGACAATCACTTGGCCCACACAGCCCTAATATAAGGATCAATCATGGCTACAGTAGCACTATCTGGAATCATCACGCCTAGCAATGTTGTCACGGCAACAGGCACAACTACGCTTACTAATAAGACTATTGCCTATGGAAGTAACACACTTACTGACGTAGTAGGTGTTACCGCAACACAAACCCTAACCAACAAGACTTTAACTGCCCCAACATTAACTAGCCCAAACATTACAACAGCCTTGACTTTAACTTCTGCTGCGGGTGCTTCAGGTCAAGTGTTGACTTCTGCGGGTTCGGGTTTAGCGCCTATTTGGACTTCTCCTACAAAAACATGGACAGCCGTTACAGCTACAGGTTCATACACAGTCCCAGCAGGTATCACATCTATTCGTGTTTATGCGTTTGGTGCGGGTGGTAATGGAAGTACTGGCATAGCGGCATCTACAACTGGTGGCGGTGGTGGTGGTGGTTGTGCCTTTGGTGACTTAGCCGTTACTGCGGGTCAGATCTATACCGTCACAATTTCTGCGGGTGTGGCTACAGTAACTAGAAGCGCTGTAACTTACTTTACGGCAAACGCAGGCACAAATGCAGTAACAAGCACACCCGGTGCTGGTGGCTCTGCAAGCATAGATGCAAGCGTTACAAACGGGGGCGCATATACGGGCGGCGCTGGTGGTGCATCATCAAATTCTGGTGGTGGTGGCTCTTCTGCATCTCCACTAGGTAATGGTTATGCTGGTGGTTCTACAACTTCAGGTGCAGGTGGCGGTGGATGGGGCGGCGTTGGTGGCAATCCCGGTGGTGGTGGAGCGGGGGGAGCAGGTGCTCAAGCTGGAGGTGGATCTGGACAAGCCGCTTCTGTAAATAATGTATCCTCCTTTGCTGGTGGTTCAGGACGTTATTTAGGAAATGCTTTTTCAGATCCTTTGTTAGCCCCTTTAAACGCTGCGGGTACTGGACAATTTCTTACAACAATTGCTACTGTAAGAGCAATCTCAAGTTCGGCTGGCCCCGGTGCTGGCGGTGGTGGTTCTTCTAATAGTGCAGCTTCTAGTCAAGCACACGCGGGTAATGGCGGTATTGGTGGTGGAGGGGGCGGAGCTTTTTGCACTAGTGCTACAAGCACGGAAGCTAATGGTGGCGGCTCTGTATTTGGTGGTGGTGGTGGTGGTGCTTATGGCGCGCAAGCCAGAGGTGGATCTCCTATTTATGCAGGGGGTGGTGGTAGCGCACAAGGGGCTAGCTCTCCAGCCGCTGGCACAGGCGGCGCGGCTATTGTTTTGTTTTACGCATAAGGATCAGACATGAGATTTGCTTACATCAACAACGGCATCGTTTACGACTCAATTATGGTTCGCCCTGAGTCTGTATTTAACGCAAGCTACGCTTCACAGTTTGTGGAAGTACCTGAAGAAGTGCGTTCTGGCTGGACATTTGACGGCACTAACTTTGCCGCTCCTCCAGAGCCAACGCCAATCGTAATTCCAACGGAACCAACTAAAGAAGAACTGCTTGCTCAGTTGCAAGTTATTCAAGCTCAAATACAGGCGTTATAAAAATGTGGGACTGGGCTGAAGCATTCATTGCGGCGGCCTGTATAGTAGCCTTCGTCATCTTTGGCACGTACATGATTGCATGGAGTTTGGTGTGATAAATGCGTTGGCTCATACTGTTACTGTTGTTGGGGCTAGTTGGAGCCGTAGCCAAGAGTGGTTGCCACGTCCGCGAGTTCTACGGGATTGCTTACACAGTCCACGACCCGACACTGCGCCACAGAGAGATGATGGCGTGGCTAGACAGAAATGCGCCCTATTGCAAGTCAACAGAATACATGGTGATCTGGAACAATCTAGCAGAGTGGGCGGGCGCGGCAGACTCCACATGGTTGCGTAATAAAGTTGTTCATGGCTACAAAGATGCACTTGAACGGGAAAAGAAATGACCAGAAA